ATGATCACCCTAGCCTTGGCTTGTTGCTGTACCAGTAGTTGCTGTATATCCACCAAAGACTTCTTTCATCATGTTAGCTTCATCAAATGTTGAATCACCAGTGTAATAAGTCTTATAAGGCATTGAATCAAAAGCATTTGTATCTAACGCTGTGTACGTAAACTGGTCGTCTGCGCGGCTTTCCTTATTGGTGTCTGTATCTGCTTTCAAGGTTGATTGTGCCAAAGTTCCATAGCCAAACCCAAAATAAACTGAATTCTTGCGATCAATTGTTTGAGATTCAATCAGCAAAGCAACGTGTGCGTTAGTGAGAGCTGGTGTATATCCGCCTTTACTATCCGAAATGCGACCAAGCAATTTTTGTACAATATCAAAATCTAAATTATTAATTTCAAGTGCAACTGTTGGTTCAGCCTTAGCTACAGTTAAGTCCTGCATTTTATTGTTTCCGTAAACCTTGTCTGTTGATCCAGATAAATTAGAAATATCTGCTGTCTTTGAACCCAAGTATTTATCATCAATTTGTAAAATTCCGCTTGCTGAAAGCCCCTTTGTTGCATCTGCAATAATGCTTTGATTCTCATCAACAAGTCCTAGTGTTATCATTTTTAAACCTACAATAGCCATAATTATTAATCCCCTTCCGTTAAATCGGTTTTTGTAAAATAAAAGGCCACTGACATTTGGCTTGTGTCAGGGTCTATTGTGTGTTGCTTAATATCTGAAATTTGCCAGTGATTTGAAGTGAACAGTTTCATTAATGGTGTTTCAAGCTCTTCCGGATCATAATCCATTGCCAATTTGTAGAATATTTGAACTTCTACTTGCTTGTTAAGAGCATAAAATGTATTGTTTCCCATTAAATCAGGTTCAGTATCAACATCAGTTATCAATAAAATCGTTTCATTTGTATTTGATACCTCTTCTTTTGGCAAATTACTAGTGTAAACTTTGTCAATTCGTTCAAGATTAGCTGAAATTATTAGCTGCTTGGCTGATTTAACTGCTAACATTAATCACCACCAACCTTTTTAACTAATTTCTCGTATTCATTTTTTTCAGCCATCAACACTTCGTTTTTAACTTCCTCTGAATCCTGTAGCTCCGTAACAAAATGATCTGCTCTAATTGACTTCGTACCGTCATTTAATCGCAAAGCATTAATTGCATGATAATGATTGTTCCAACCGACAGAACTGATTCCGGTTTTCTTGCCATCAATATCAGCTCCTTGAAACGTAATATTATCAGCCATATGACCATAAGTTTTATCATCATGACTTGAATAGTGCTTAGATTTAGTTGCTTGCTCCAATTTTTCTTTATAAATCTCTGCACCAGCCTTGGTGATGTTAGTTTGTTGATCAGGAGTCAGATTAGCTAATTTAGAAACTTGTTCTAACCATTCATTTAAAGCATCTGTAAAATTAACCCCAGACATTAAGAAGCACCAACTTTCTTAGTTTTCTTAATCGTTATCAAGTCATAGCTGAGATACATCGAATCATCACTTGAAACATCTACAATTTCATGTGTAATGCCATCAAGTTGACATTCCAAGCTATCATTCACTCGACTGTCATGTTTTACTGCAATAATCAAGGTGTTTTCATATTTAGTACCTAATGCCTGATATTTTTGATCAATAGTATTTTTAATAGTTGCATAGTGCAAAGTAAATTGACCAACAAAGGTTGGAACATTAACTCCCGCAGAATTTTCAACCGAACTAGTTGTTCCAAAAGTTGCTTTCTTTTTGAATTGATACGGCTGATAATTAGTTTTAAGCAGTTGTTGAGCCATTAACTTTCACCTGCCCTTTTAACTGATTAATCATCATCTGCAAGCCAATACTCATTCCAGCAGATAAAGAACGATCATAGTAAAGCTGAGTTACTAAAGTAATTACTGCTCGCTGAAAAATTAAATTTCCTTCAAAATCAGTTATCTGCTTGGTTGAATCTACTGAATGAATAATAATATCTTGTGCTTGGCTCAACAGATTAGTAATCAGATTTTTATCACTATCATCTAAATTAAGCTCAGCCATAATTGTTTCAACATCCAATACATCCAATATCAATCGCCTCCTATTTAACCGCCAGCAAATGCCTATTGTGAATTTCTTAAGCGATTAACTTCTATTGTTTAGCCCTGAGAAGCTGTTGAAGTTGAACTAACAGTAATAAATTTACCAGCAGCTGAGTCAGCAACTTTGAAATCAGCACGCAGGATAATGCCTAAGATTTGTTCAAACTGCTCATTTCGGGTCCATGCAACTGACAAGTTTGATTTGACAGCTTCCAAGACAAAGCTCTTGAGGTCACCAATAAACATCTTTTTATCACCGACAGCACCTAAAACATCATCAGCAACTTCAATTACTGGTGCGCCAAATAACGTTTTACCCGTAGCTGCAGCAATTGAATCTTGTAATAAGTAACGTCCGTTATCATCTTTTTGAGTATCCAACCAATCATATCCCGAAGCAGTAACAACAATAACTTTATTGGTGTACCACACTAAGTCATTACCATTATAGATGCCCTTAATATCATCAATAGATTTAGCCGCTGCCGCTGTAGCTTGCTGTAAAACCGCCCCAATTTTCCGCTGTTCAGTACGATCTTTAATTGTTCCCACATAGTCTTGCAGTAATGAAGTAATATTGGGATAGTCTTGAACCATTTCCATAGAAATTGGCAATGCACCACGTAAAGTAGTCACATCGTAAGTAACTGGTGTAATTGTTGCATTAGCAATTGCTGGATTATCTGCTAATTCAGCTGCTGAAGCCATAACCGCAGTTGCACGAGCTAAGACAGGTAACTTTCCAGTTGGACTTGCAACTTGAACTTTATTTACATATCCGGAAAGTAATGATGGATCGTTTGGCTGAGCTAATACATTGAGAACATCAACTGGGATAACTGCCCCTCCGTCTGTTCCTTCTGAAAATCCGCCAGTTGTGTCAGCATCACGTTTGCCAGTACGCAAATACTTTTCTAGATTACGGAATGCTTCATCTTTCTTATTTTGTTCTGGATTTTTTGGTGTAATGTCTTTTGGCATATTTCTTTTGTCTCCTTTTTTATTATTCTCTGGAATAGTATTTTTCTCTGTTTGGCTCCGGCTACTTGTTTCATCCGAATCATCATCGTCGGAACTATCAGCACTAGGATTTGTTGTTGGAAATACTCCTGAATAAGGCTTTAACTCCGCTCCAATAACCCATTTATGATTCTGAACTTCGTCGCCACCATCAGTTGGCCAGTAATCAATTTCAAATGTATTGGTATCATCTGGAGCAACACCAACAATCTTTCCTATTGAACCTTGCATTCCTGGCATATGATTAGCTTCAACGGTTACAACGTCCCCCACTTTAAAAGCAGCACCGTCATCAGTACTACTATCAATACTATTTTGATCATCATCAGGATCTGTGTCTGTATCGTCCCGCCTTAATGCTCGTACTTGTTCTTGAAGCCCTTTAACGGCATCTAAGATAGTTTTGCTATTTTCTTTTTCAGTCATACGTCTTTCTACAATTCCTTTCTTGTAATTTTCTAGGCTGCGCTGAACTGCCACACTTGTTTGCGTGTAAGCTGGAATAGCTGTAATGCTCACTTCTGCAACAGTAGCTAGTTGGTTAATCGTGTGAATTAGGCTTCCTTGTTCATCTTCCGTCCAGTCATCACCAGAGCAATCATCAGGTAAAGTAAATCCGAATGAACACCCTTTTAAATTGCCAGCTTGAATATCAGCAACAACATCATTAGCTAACGTTGTATTTGGCAGTTGAGCATCAAAAAGCAGACCCGTTTGATCTACTTTTAAAGTAAGATTTCCCGCATCTGCTCTTGCTAAAATATTTCCAAAATCGTGATTATATAAAAGCATTGTTTCTGATAGATCAACACCGTCTAAAGCTCCTTGACTAATAAACTCAATAAATCCCATATCTTGACTAGGAACCCCAAACTTCAAAGCATAGCCGCTAATCTCGGTTCCACCACTTTCAATATCTCTTGTTTTTAGTTCTA